ATCCCGTATCTTCTTGGCACTCGTTTCAAATCTGGTAGGGTTATCATCACTCATAGTCATGGTTTTGCAGTAAGTGTTTCCTCCGAAGTTGTCGTTGACGCTACCAATAAGATTCGTTCCAGCCGCCAAAACCACTCCCGTTAGCAAATCCTTGAGCCTGTCAAGCACCGTGTTTTCAGTTGGCGACGCTTGTGCTTCTCCAACCAGAACTTTAAGCTCGTCAATGCCATCCTCAACTTCCTTCAGCCTATCCATAACCGTGTTTTCGGTTGGGGATGCTTGTATTTCGCCAATCAAAGCATTGATAGCAGTCAAGGCCGTCTCAATAGCTTTCTGTCTTTCAAGGAGGGTGTTCTCAGTAGGTGATGCCTGAACTTCACCAATCCTAGTCAGTGCATCACCCATATCCGTCGTCAGCCTCCGAATCTTTGCCGATAGATCGCCAACAGCTCCTGCATCAACAAGAGCCGAATCCGTCTCGCCAATCCTTGTCACAAGATTCTCCCCAGTATCAATATCCCCAATCGATTTCAAAACACCTTTGACGCTATCATCAATCAGGGCTTTCAAGTCAAGGCTGATATTTCGGCCTGTGAGGGTGGTTCCACCCCACTTACCTATATCTGCAATCTCTACAGGCCGTTTCAATTGATATGGGCAGGTAGCTACCACCAACGCCCCACCAGCAAGAGCGGCAATCGTAAGGGTGGTTGCCGTATTACTTACAACCTTTCCCAAATACCCCTTGCCGGCAATGATGACCTCGAATGTGGCATCGGCCCACATGTTCGTTTCCCACGACTTTGTGGTGTCCACTATCGTGGTGTTGCTGCCCCCGGTTGCAAGACCTGTGTCAATCGACACTTCCATGAATTGCTGGAGAGCCGTTACTAGAGTTGCGAATTCCCCGGGGAGATCGATGAAGGTCCCATCCTCTTCAACCAACCGCACCCGCTTATCTGCAAGCACCCAAGTCACCCCATTATCATAGGTAATGTAAAGAGCCTGCGTATCAGTCTCCCTGCAAGTGGTCCCATTGGGAACTCCGGTAGGCTTTGTGTCTGTACTCGCCCCCCGATAATCCATCGCCGTAATTTTCAAAAAGTCTGCCATTTTATCCTCCGTAACGAGTATTTTTCTCTATTACTTTGTCATGCGGGGCTCACGACTCTTATCCCGCATCGCGAGCCCTTGCTTGATCCAACTATCCCCCATAGGAGATTTGATTTCAACCACTTCCCCGGCGATATATTTCCGAGCCAAGGCCGTGAAGTTTTTCAAGATTCTCACCCTCATTTAAGTCACTCTTCCTCAGTGATTTCCACTTCCGGCTTCTGGTTCCTTTTCATCCGAGGAGCTTCTGGCGTCTGAGCAGTCGCTTCCTTCTTGGCCAGCTTCGCGGCTTCCTTCTCCGCCTTTGCAGCGGCATCAGCATCCTTCTTGAGCGTGTATCGGGCGATGCCATTCTTGATCCAATTATTGCCGGTATGCTCCGGCACTTCGATCACCCTACCCGGAACCATAACCCCATAGACTGAGATGATTCCTTTGAGTATCGTTATGTTCATATCTGGTCACCCCTTCACTTTGATTCCCCCTTCAGGGGATGGCCCTGAATTGGGCCACCCCCCAAAAAGGAGGGAAACATAACACCCGCCGCCAACGGGTGTCTTTTCCTTATGGACAGATTTGGATCATACAGAACGGTGCGGCCTGAGCATGCGCCGTAGTCTCCGCCAGTACAAACCCGGCGTACTGGTCGGATACGTAAGCATCTGCATTCTCCACATCAAGGGATCCATCGTGTCTCCAATACACGCCGGTTGCCCCTGCAATACCAACTGCGGCCTGAGGTGACACAAAAGCCGGTCCCCAAGTCTGCACCCACATGTACATCAATGCGGCAGAAGCGGTAACCAAAGGAACTCCGACGACTGGATGGCCGATCTCGAGATCCTGCACAATGTAGGACCAAGGATTCTGCATCGCCTCCCCATGATCTGAAGTCGTCAAGGCAATATCCAACGGAGTGTCAATGGTGAATGTCACTTGGACCGAACCGCCGGCCACACATGCCGTATTGCTGACAATGCCCCTTCTCTGAGGGGTGTCCACACCGGCAGAGAAGAAGATGATTTCCCCACCGGCGAAGTCGTTCACGGCAATAGCACCATCCCCAGCTTTGCCATCAGTAGCCGCAATGGACATTGTAACTTCGGTGGCTCCAATAGCCGCAGCGGCATATACACTGGCGTAAACAAGTCCCTGTGCCAGCCCGTTCTTGACACCAAGGCCCGTACTCGCGATAACCCCACCGGTTTTGGCAAGGACAAAGGTCTTCCCGCCTAGCCGTATGAAGTCGCCGACGTCATATCCATTCGGCTTGACCAGGCTGGCTGCTTCATGAGGAACACCAGAACCTTTCCGCACTACCCCTTCCCCAACTCCCGGGATATTCACTCTGTGAATCTTATGTACCATTGTTCTTTTTCCTTTTGGAGTGGAATCATTTTCACCACTCGTTTTTTATTTTGCCGTGGCGGGACTTGCACCCGCCAGTTTGCTAGTACATTACTATTTAGGCTTCGGTCATCAGAACCAAAGGCTGTTGGCTGGCTCGCAGCACGCCGCCCGTGACGCGTTTATGAATCTTGAAGCCGACCAAACCAGACTCAGCATAAAGCTCAGTCAAGCGCTGGACACCCATGCCCATGCGGTCGATGATCCTATACCCGGTCTTGAAGTCGCCGAAGATGGCGAAGACCTGAGCAGCGGTGGCCGCGATGGATGAGATGTCATCCTGGGTATAAATCGGCTTGCCAAGGAATGTATTCGGGAGGCCTGCCTGAACACTGGGCTGCCAGAGGAAAGCGCCCTCATAAACCGCTTCACCTGTTTTGGCTCTCAACTGTCTGAGCAGTAACTCCGTATTGGAATTAACCATGAACGATCCGTTCTTCCTGAACTGAGCCGGACATTGGTACAGCATCTCCAGGAACTTCTCAATGGTGACAGCGCCGGAAGCCGTGGATGTCACGGTGTTGGCGATCAGAGTGGCGTTCTTGGTGATGCCTTCAGGCTTCTCATAGTCATGACCGTCGCCAACGATGAACTGCTTCTCCTCTTCCTCCCCGAGGGCTCTGGGAAATTCCTGAACCAGCGCCGTCTCAAGGTTGAAGTCGGCATCGGCCAATTCATCTTCCCCGATTTTGACAAGGCCATAAAGGTCTTCCACATACTGGTAAGTGGGTGCTCCCGGGGTCATGTCGGACTCCGTGGGGTCCGTGCCTGTTTCCAGCTTACCCCAACCGACACTCACCCCGCCGAGGCTTCGCATTTTCATGCGATCCTTCCCGATGGTTCGGATCGTGCATAGCTGGCGCATGACGGTGATCTTCGGTAGTTCCCGAACGATCTCAGAGTCCAACTCTTCGGTCACCAGGTATTGGCCAGTGGCGTCCTCAACCAAGGCTTTCTTCTCAGCAGGATCCAACGCTGCCTTGCCTTGTCGCAGGTATTTGTAGAAAGCTTTTTTCTGGAACTCTTTCGCCTCATCCACAGGCCCGCCGGCACCATTGGCCCCGGGGATGGTCTGGCGCTGCAATTTGAGTTCCATCTCATCAACCCGTTTCTCGTAGTCAGCCTTGGCCTTCAGGAAGGTGTCCAACGCGGTGTTGATCTTATCGATGGAGGCTTTGGTCTCAGCAGTAACCCCTCCAAACTTCTTGATCTCCGCGTTCTGGGTCTCGGTCTTTTTGTGAAGCTCTTCCACAACAGACTGAATCTGATCCGTGATTACTCTCAATTCTTCTTCTTTCATGGGTTTGGTTCTCCTTATTTAATTTTTGATCTGTGCTAATATCGATGTGAGCCGTTCTTCCGCCGCTTTGATGGAAAAGCCATCATTCTCAGCTTTGAGCCCCGCCAAGATCACATCCAATTGCGCGGCTCCCTTTACTTCTGCGTCCTCAAGGTGAGTGGTTTTTACCGGCTCGGCCTCTGGGTCTGCGGAAGCGAGGAGTGCTTGAATGGTATCCAGTGCATCTCGTAGCTTTGCAATGCTGGCTGCGGAAAGAACTCTCCCGGCCTTTACACCCTCAAGGTCAAGGGCCAGGATTCTCAAATCTTCACTTCTCTGGTCTTCGCTCTTTGCACTCAGTATCACTGCCGATGGATTTGCTGCGAAGCATACTGGTGAAACATCATACAGTTTCACTTCTTTGAGATGACGCACACCCTTGATCACTGTATCCGTGATGGTGTCGTATCCAATAGACATTTCGTTCACGACTCCGGCTTTCATCAGGGCTAGCACTTCTCTGGCTCTTTGGACGCCGAGCACCAATCTTCCCTTTATAAACAAGCCCGTCTCATCCTCATACATTTCGTCAGGCTTTCCAAGGGGCTCCATAGTGCTGTGATTCCATAGATGCTTGATGCGGTTCTTATTCTCTTTGATGGTTTTAGTGAAAGCGCCCTTGTCTACCACCTCACCATAGGAATCGGGTACATCCGTAAATGTCGAGGCGTACCCCTCAAAGGTGCCCTCGTCTTCATCTACCGCTTTGACTTCAAACTTGACTGTTTTGAATTCCATATGTTAAATCTCCTTCTACATCTGCTGGTATCCAGCCATTACAAAGTGCAATGGCAACACAGTGCGTTCGATCCTGCCCGCCGATCTTTGTTATGATGCTTGTTAAATAATTCTTGACCGTCTGTTCAGATATCCCCATGACGCGACCCACGCTTTTGTTGGTGTACCCATGCGAAACAAGGACTAAAGCCTCATGCTCTCTCGGACTCAAAGGGCATGTCTTTTTCAAGACAGTCTCGCTGAATCCTTCAATCAGAACTTTTCGATTACCATCCTTCAGCTCGACAGCGATCGCCTGAGCCAGTTGTTGCAATGCGGACTCCTGTTCTTCAGCCATATTTTCACCTACTGTGGTACCTGGAAATGGATAACCGCCTCCTGCGGTCCGAGCGGCGCATCGGGCGGAACGGTAACGGTCACCTGTCCTGCGATCGTCTGACCTACAGCCAATTGAAAACTGGCAGGCGTGAAATTCACATAAGAACTGCCGTCCACCACAACATTGACACTTACGGCCTCCCCAGTGTTCTTTACGAAGACAGGTTGCTGTTGCACCTTGCCTCGATTCAGGCTTCCGAGATAGTAGCCAGTCAGCTCTGTTGTCCCCGCCTCGTCGCTGTAGAACTTCAAGTTTACGTTAGCGCCCACGTCGAACTTGACGAAGACCTGACCAGCCTCTTTCGGTTCCCCCTGAGCATTGACGATCATCACGCCTAATACGATCAGGAGAATTACCAGGATTGGAATTGTCCACAATGCTTTTTTCACACACACCTCCAAATTTCTTGCTGAAGAACAGAAGTCTACATTGCAGGACTAACTCAGCGGTTCCCACACGACAGGCGGAGACACGGGTCGGCAGACAGAAACCGCCTCCAATACTACAAAGGCGGCACCCTCTTTTCGGCACAATCTCTCGGCCTCTTTCATTGCCACAGGCATCGATTCATACCGCGATGAAGTGCGCTCCGATCCCGAACCATCTTCTCGGATCACCATGCAAAACAATCTGGTTTCGGCCATATCATTTTCTCCTTACCCTATGATGAGTAGTTCCTATGTTACGCTCCCAATCTCCATACTGACAATGCCGATCCACCCACTGATACGATAACCAAGAAAGTGGCAGATAAAGCAATTTGCTTAAAACTAAAGGACAATCTATTCACCCCCGCCTCCATTTCCATCTCCATCTTATCCAATCGGTAGTCCCGTGCTTTGCGGTCCGCCTTGATAACCTCTATTTCCGTCTTAGTTTTGGCAACCGAGCCATTTAATTCTTTAAGATGCTTCTCAGTGCTGGCACAACTACCCTCAATGAATCTTTGGGAGGCTCTTACTTCGGCGATCAGTTTTACCAATTCTTGTTCTGACATTTAGAAAACTCCCCTATTTACTTCCAAATGATTCTACACATCGACACATGATATCAATTTCGCCTGGATATGAACTTCCATCAGAATAACGATCATTGAAATCCACCGTTTGACCTTCCATTGCAATATGCTTAGTCCTCACCCTATCATCCCTGCTGGTTAACCAAGTATGGGTCTTCACTACTCCGGATTGCCGAGCCGCTTCCCGCTGTCCAAAACCAGCACCATGAGATACTTCTGTTCGAGCAACCCGCATGGCCTTAAAACGAGAGCCATCCTCATAAAACTTTCTAAGGTCCCTTGCTATCTGGACGGCGCCGACATTTGCATCGATGCCGGCCAGAATGATTCGTTTAACATCTTCAAGATCAGTCTGCATAATCGACACAATACTCTCAGTTCCGTTCTTGGCCACCCAAGCCCTTGCAGCAGCGCTGAATGGATCAAATGTCCACTTGGCTTGTCCCGGGGTAGTAAATTTCCCAGCACCTAAAGAATCCGCCGTCAGTTTCCCGAAATCCTCAATTACAACCATCAATGCCGCGCTGATCATCTTTTCCCATTCAGGCTTCCCGGCGATGATTGCCTTGGCCGCCGCCTTCTCAATATCCTTGGGGGCCTTGCCCTTGATAGCCTTCTCGATCCGATCAATCTCCGCCATATACACAGGCTCAACCCGCTTGGCTATCACACCCCACCAAGCAACCCTCCGCGTGTCTATACGCTTCCAGTGAGCGGCTTTTTGTTCCTCGGACTGGAGGTCGATGGACTTCACTCGGTTTTTCCCTTCGTCCTCAATCACTTCCCCTTCCACCACATCCTCATCCTCACCCTCTTCCAACTCTGGGAGAATAGGACCGTTAGGACCCACAGGCGCCAACTGGAATGAGAGATAACCGATATCCCAGCCCGGGAATTCCTCAAAACCCATTTCAAGCCGCTCGTTGATCTTTTCAAAAGGTACACCCATCGCCCATAGAGTTTGGGCCTGAGTCACCTTCGCCCCATAGTCGGCCCGCAGTGCCGCGATCTTCGACACATCGTAATTGATAACGACATCCCCATACATAGGCGCAAACTTAAGATTGAGCGTTGCCTTAATATCATCCAGCATAGGAAGAATTACTATTTCATAAAGGGCTTTGCGAGCTTCCTGAACATTGTTATACGTGGAAGCCGATCTATCCCCAAGCCACCACGGATCAAGGCCAAAACCTGTAGCAATTGCTCTGAGGTTTGCAAGACGGCTCGCAATGAAATCCATCTCAACCGGGGTCATACTCATCTGGTTCCATTTGGCGCCGGCACCTAATACCCACGGTTCACGCTTCTTGGTCTTCTGGAGGAAGTTCTCACGTATCTGACGGCGGGCCTCATCGAACTGGAGTTGGGTAAGAACCGCCTCATGGGTAAATACACCATCCGGGGTAGCCCGATTCTGCATTGAAATCTTTTGCACATCCTGGGCTTCATTGTCCGTATCGATGGTTCTGGCTGTAGCCAACAACGGCCCCATTCCCCAATACGGATTGCCGGGGTCTATCTGCATGAAATGAACAAACTGCTCTGGAGGGACTACTTTCGATTGACCGTCATTGGTATATACCTGCCAACCGTCAAGCCATTCCCCCGGCTTATCTGAGGGAATCGGCTTAACCAGATCAGGCATCACCGGCCAAATCTCCTTCACTTTCCCATTGACAATAAGGGGCTGCCATAAAGCATTCCCACAAAGCGCAAGATGGGCGATTAAAAATTCAATCAAATCCTGCCCGGAGAACTGGGAATTAGGCTTTGCCATTACAAGAGCGAATGGATGATCCTTAATCAGATTGCCGTCCCTGTCTTCTACAATCCACGGAACGGCACTAGCTGCCTGTACAATGGTCCTTATGGCTCGGTAGACATATACTGATATCTTGTAGCCTTCCCTAACAGACTTCCTAACGGTCATATCCCCATATACTGGCTGGCTCGCCTGCTGAGTGGATATCACCGAAAACGGGTTTATGATACGCCCATCACTTGCTTTGGGAAGTAATGTCAAAGCGGCCCTTGCACGTAATTTTTCGAACATAGCTCTTACCCAACCATAAATGATCTGCCCGGAGCAGTCAATTCATCAAACGCGCCGGAAGCGCCGTCTACCTGATCATCATGACCGCCACCATCTTCCCCCGTGAATAATTCCAGCTCATCCAGGAACTCATTTATCCAAGTTCCCTTCAATAATTTAACATTACCAGCTTCTGCCTGAGTGGCGAATGGTCCTGCTCTGACGGCCTTGCTCCCTGTGGCAAGAACACCCTTATACATATAACCAGCTAACATCGTCCGCCGACTATTAATCACACTCTTCCCCGCGCTACCCGGTTCTTGCTCTTCCCTAATAGTCACATGTTGACCATCTAATGCAGCCGTCTGTTTTATCAGCTTATCAGTGGCAAAGGATGTGGCTCTCACCCGGCGAACATCCTCCACATAATAAATTCCATCAGCCACGCTCATTTTCAAACCAACAGTAAAATCAGGATCGTCAGATTTCTTCTTCTGCTCGGAGGCGGCCATATCCCAACAACGAACAACTGTCCTCAGTGCTGGAACCGCATCCACAATCTCAAACCATTCTCGCTTGAACATTCCCCCGGCTTTTCTCACATCCCAATCACCATTGAGTAGCCTTTCCCGAGTAATTGGGTCGAGGTTATTCAGACTCTTAACATAGGTGGCTCTATCCAAATGGGGATTATCATCCAGCTTTGCCGGGATGAATGGGCGGTTGTATTGCTTCCCCTCAATGATAAATCTTTGCTTGACCCATTCATGACCAATGCTCCCCGGATTGGATGCGCCACGAATTCTAATAGGGATGTTCGATCCTTCTAATCGTCTGGTTCGGGAATGCATATATCGATACCTATAATTAGAGAATTGAGTCAGCTCATCAAAACCGACAAACTGAAACTCTGCTGACTGATATTGCTCAACATCCCGATCATGCTCAAGATAACCAAAAACAAGGCGAGCAGGATTAGCTGGATCACTGGTCTGGAAAATGAAGGAACTTGTTTCCGCACTCCATTTAGCTTTACCCATCAACCACTGCTTGGCCCTGTCCAGCAAAGCTCCAGGGAGAGTTAGGGATTTATAAGTGCAACGAAGAATGAGGGCGGCGTATCCGGGGACATCAACATATTGTAAGGCGGCCATGAGGATGGCATCCGACTTTCCTCCACCAGCAGCTCCACCATAAAAAGCCTCCTCTGTATTGAGGCCAAGAAATAGGAGCTGCTTATGTGTTGGAGTGTGCGGGCAATGCAATGGGGCTCTCACCGTGGACAATGCTCCCAAGTAACTCCGGAGCAAGCCCGAGTCGGCAGGCCTCAATGATTGCTTTGGTAACTTCTCCCGCGTCGATGTTGACAACATTTACTCCTACGTTATTTTCAGTCACCTGCACCAAAGGAGTCGGGGTGTTGAGTTCCGTGGAATTCTTTTGCTGCATATCAGTAATATTGATGGCCACAAACGTTGCAAAGCCGGGATTGAACACCCCCGATAGTCCGGCTTGAATGAGGAAATCCTTCTGCATATGCTTCGCCCGGTAATAAGCATCTAAGAATTCCTCGTGGAAACTTGCATGCCCCAAACACTGCCAATTATATACCGTTGGATAAGAAACGCCAATAAACTTCGCAAACTGCACCAGTGTAGGAAGCTTGGGCGGAAATCGCTTAACATCCTCATATACCAATTCCCCTTTACTGTAATGGGGTATAGTGACTTCCTCATACAACGGGGCATTAGTGAAGTAGTCAATGATTTGCTGGCAATATTCCTTTTTATAGGAAGTGGGACGACCAACTTTTTTCCTAACCATAGAAGTGGTTTGGGAAGTCTTTTTGGGAAATTTAGTACGTTTCATCATTATGGTTTACCTGAATATGAATAATATTATACTATATTTAGTAGGTAAAAAGCAAATCGAATCTAATTACATACTATATATAGGGATTTTGATGAATTTTGATTAGGGGGTTGACTTTTCTATTATTATTAGTTATAATAATAGTATCTTAGATAAAGGATGGTTGTTATGTGGATTTATTGCGAACTCGTTAACGGAAGGTTGGTTGATAGTAACGGCGACGAACTCAATGATACTTGGCCATCATTTGATTCATGGAATGATGCAGACAAATTCTTATCTGATAATGATATACGCGCAACACTAAGGTAAAGCCAGTCTGATGAGCCGTAAACGGCGAAACGGCCTCCGGGCCGTCACTGGATTAAATAAAGGAGAAATGAAAGATGAACAAACAACGAAGAGCCGAAATCCAAAAACTCATAGACAGGGCTGAAGAATTAAATCAAGATATTCTAGCCATTCAGGAAGAAGAGCAAGAATATTACGACAACATGCCCGAAGGTATTCAAGCGTCTGAAAAAGGCGAACTGGCAGAGACAGCGGCATCGCTTCTGGAGCAAGCTGCCGATGCCGCTTCTGAGATTTCCCAATACCTGAAAGAGGCAATGCAATAAAAATGAACGACCGAATCGCAACCGCGTGGAGTATCTTCATCTGGGGAATCTGTTTGCCGGTATTCGGTATCGGATTTTGCTGGCTGGGAGCTAGTTAAAAGGAGGAAACTACTATGTACACCCTTCCGATCATCTGTTCTTGGTGTGGAATCAAAACAGGGGAAAGAACAGGCTTCCTTTCTGATGATCCTGCCGGGACCTCAACTATCTGCCCAAGCTGTTTTGAAAAGGAAATGAACTGCAAGGTATTACCAAATGGCAAGAGGGTATTTATCAAGGATGGAAAGGCCTTCCAAAGACTCCCCAATTCACAATGGCAAGAGATTGATATCAAAATAATCGAGACAACTATGCCGGAGTTACTAAAATGACTAATCCAAAATCAGACGCTGAACTAGCTTGGGAATTTATCGAAACCGAAATCAACAGGCAGGCGAACGAACCCGGCAGACTTTTGAAGGATGCCGAAGAGAGGGAGAATTGATGAGATATTTAAAACGCGTACTGATAGTGCTAGGAGTTACGGGAGTGGGAGCAAGCTTAGTTTGGATTATTAGAAGGAAACGATGAAAGCTATTGAGAGACACCGAGGAGTAAAGCCCATAAAACCGTGCAAACACTGCCATAAATATGAGCAAGGATTCGCGTTCCGGTGTTTGAAGGAATTCCCGTTTATCAGGAAGGTCTCAGACTCGCCCATAACATTACTATTGGATAGCATGGGCTGCACAGAGGATGATTTCAATATCTGCAAGTATAAGGAACGAGATGATCCCAACAACCAATGAAAGACCCACTCCGGCTCAGTGCAGAGCAATTGCCAAGCTAGCCCGAATCCTCAAGATCAAAAATCCTATAGAAGAAACAGTGAAAACTCGGGAAGAAGCCCAGAGAGTCCAATGGAATCTACTGAAGCAGGTGCGAGCAAAACAAAAACCAGATTGGCGGGAAGACTATTTTCGATGAATTTTGATTAGGGGGTTGACTTTTTGCTTATTATTAGTTATAATAATAGTATAAGAATTAAGGAGGATTAGAAAAATGGACAACCGACACAAAAACTGGAATGGTAGCAAATGGATCAGGCAGGAACGTCGGTTAGCCATCTACCTCCGAGATGGGATGGCCTGTTGCTGGTGCGGGGCAACCCTCGAAGATGGTACGCAACTCTCCCTGGATCATGTAATCCCAGTTAGCAAAGGTGGGAATAACACAAACGGCAATCTGATCACATCCTGCTCCAAATGCAACACGAGCAGAGGCAACCGCAGCGTGGTGGAATTCGCCAATGCCGTTGCCGATTACCTCAACCACGACACGGACCCAAAACGAATCATAATCCACGTAAACAACTGCCGACGACGGGTAGTAAAAATCAAAGAAGCCAAAACCCTGATGGCCCGCCGCAACATCTCAACCGTTATGGCCGAAATGAAGTAAAAAGGGAATGACAATGAAAACAGCAACTCTGTCAGTAGATAAAAACAGCATAATAATCCAATTCGACTTTGA